TTTTTAGAGAAAAAATATTCGATTTAGTTGTTTTTGGAGGGGTTCACATTGCTGATATTAATTGGGACAACACTAGAAAAATGCTTCAGGTAAAGGGAGCAAAGATAGATAAAAATGTCGTAATCGAAGGAATTGAGTTCTATAATTGTACAGTCGAGGCAGATGCTAAAAATTGTCTATTTAATGCATGTGAAATCAGGAATTCAAAATTAGAAGAGTGCGACGTGATTGCATCTAATTTTATAAAAAATTCTAAATTGATTGAATGCAAATATCACGGAACCAATAATACTATTTCTAAGAGCTATATTGATAATGATCCAAAAAATATGATTTCAGCTGAACTTAGAGACTGTTTAGTTAATCGAGGATCTTTTAAAATAGGATCTGTGATAGATGATAAAACAATATTAATACAATGATAACTAGAATTAAAAGCTTTAGCAGATACCTAGGAGAATCTAAAATCTCAGATTCTTTGCAATATCACGTTGATCAAGGAATGTCGATTACTGAATCCGTATATAGGCCAGGCAGCTCTGCTCATATTAAACTATTAGTAGAGGCCAGAATGCTTTTTGAAATGAGATCTCTTGAATTAGGAAGGCTCGATGGTTATTTATTTGAGACCACCGATCTTGGTAAAACTGGCATATATCAAGGAGTTGAAGTTGCGTTAGATATGCCACTAGAGGATTTTTCAATTGAAGAAGCCAAATATCAAGGCAGGGAAGTTGAATTAGGAAGACCTATGCGTGGGGGATCTAAAAAATACGTAGTATACGTTAAGAATCCTTCTACTGGAAATATTAAAAAGATACAGTTTGGAGACCCTGGATTAAGCGCAAAGGTAAGTAATCCAAAGGCTAGAAAAAGTTTTGCAGCTCGACATCGATGTGCTGAAAAAAAGGATCGGACGATGGCTGGCTATTGGGCCTGTAGAATTAATAGATATGCTCATCTTTGGGGAGGAAAAACTTATCCGGGATATTGGTAATGAAATATTTAATAGCATATAGTTTATTTGAATCGAATAGATCTGAAACTAAGGTCAATTTACCAAACATCAGCGATTTAAAAATAACGTCTATAAAAACAATTGAAGGTAAAAATAAATGGCATCATTCTAAAGATAAATTAATTCATATGATTTTAGATTTAGGAGAATGGGAAAAATTTCCATCGAATAAAATCCCTAATTTCTATGATAACCTTAAGAAATATTTGCCATCGATGGATGATCATAGATGTTCAATTGGAAGAAAGGGAGGATTTTTCTCAAGAGTTAAGAGGGGAACTTGGTTGGGACATATAATTGAGCACATTGCTTTAGAATTACAAACTCTTGCCGGGGATGATACTGGATTTGGAAGAACTAGAGAAACTAGAAAAAAAGGAGAATATAATGTAATATTCAATTATGAAAATAAAGAAGTTGGAATTAAAGCTGCAAGAGAGGCAGTTAATGTTGCAAAGAGATTAATACAAAATAGCGATCCTAAAATAAAATCAATAGTTAAAAATCTAAACATTAAAAAATGATTTATTTTGATACTGAAATAGATAATTATGTTATACGAGAGTTTGATGAAGATTCTGATTCAGATGACCTAACTTGGCATCGAGATGCAGAAGATAGAATTATAAGCTCAATTAAAGAAACTGATTGGATGATACAAATTGAAGATCAATTGCCTGAGGTAATAATTAATGAAATTGAAATTAAATCAGGGGTTTGGCATCGGTTAATTAAAGGAACTGGAGATTTGACCCTAAAAATAATAAAAGAAAATGGAAAACAATGAATTTAAATCATTTGCAGATACCAGAGAGGCCGGTGCTGAAAAGATTGTAAATAATGCAAAGGAAAAGGGAGGACTTGCCCTTTTAACTTGGCACCATTTTAAAGTTAAACTTCCTTACTATAAAAAAGCAGCCGCTGGAAAATTTGATTTAGCCGGGGCAAAAAAGGAATTTAATGAAACTTATAAAAAAATATCTACTTCTATGACTCAGATAGAATTTCAGAGGGAAGTTGGTAGATTGGAAGTATTAGGTGAATTAATTATTAGGGAGGAATCTAATAAAATAAATGAAAAGGCTGAGGTGCTTAGTTATTCTCAATATGTAACTGAAAAAAAAAAGATTAATCCGGTATATTTAACTAAAGATGCTAAAGCAATGAAAAACGAGATTAAGAAACATGCTAACAAAGATGATGATGACCCAACAGCATACACAAGTGATCCCAAAGGAGAATGGAAAGCTGATTATAATCAAAAAACAGGTAAACGATGGGGAACTCAAAAGAGTAAACACACTAAGAATTTTGAAAAAATGTTTGGAAAATGATATTAAATTTTAATGAATATTTAATCCTTGAACAAGGTACGAACTCTTGTCCGTTAGCTACTCAAGATCTAAAGGTAAATACTCAAAATCGTAACGAAGCAATAGAGGCAGACTATATTAAATATGGACCACTAAACCTCAATGACGAAAAATATTGGGACGAGTATGCTAAAAAATGGAATACTGAACCTGAGGTTGCAAAGCAATCTAATTGTGGAAATTGTGTAGCTTTTGATATTTCACCAAGAATGAAAGATTGTATGCCAGGGGAGGTTTCAGATCCGGATGGAAAACTTGGTTATTGTTGGATGCATCACTTTAAATGTCACTCTGCTCGTACGTGCTATACTTGGGCGGCAGGAGGACCTATTGAAGAAGATTCAGTTTCAGCAAATTGGCAAAGTAAGAACGAAGGAAAAGTCGATGAAAAAAGAAAAACTAAAAACTCTCCAGACTGGCATGATTCAGATGCACCAGATGCTAATGGAAAATTTAAAAAACTTGGGGTAAAAGAACTTGCAAAATGGTTAATTAGAACTAGAGGAGGAGATATGCGTAAGATTACCGGAAGCCTAAACCAACAGATAGTATTTAATCGAAACGATAATCCAGCATACGCTAAAAAGATGGAGAGCGTTAGAAGGGAAGTAAAAAAACAATTAAATAAAAAATGAAAATCTTTACATTTTTAGAATACTTAGTAGAATCTTCAAATTCAGATACTGCTTTAAAAAATAAATCTGAAAAAACTGGGATTCCAAAGGGAATCTTGAAACAGGTTTACAATAGAGGACTTGCTGCATGGAAAACAGGACATCGTCCTGGAGTAGGTCAACATCAATGGGCAATGGCTAGAGTTAATTCTTTTGCAACTAAATCTTCTGGTACCTGGGGAGGAGCGGATAAGGATCTAGCAGCTAAAGCTAGAAAGGCTAAGAAAAATAAAAAATAAAAGAAATGATTTTAAACGCTAGAAATAACGGATTTGTTTTTCTATTTCCACCTGATTTTTTTGCAGAAAAGGTTAAGGAAAAATATAAGAAATACTATCAAAGTCTAATCTTGCCCTATGATACAATAGAGGATTTTATGTCTTCTACTGTACAGGGAATAGATTTCTCAGGGTGGTCAATGCAGCCTGTTACCCAAACCCGATTATTAGGTAAAAGACAGGAGTATAAAAATTCGACTCCAATCCCAGATCTATTCACTAGGGAATTTACTCTAACCTTTAAAATGGCAGATGCTTATCTAAATTATTGGATCTTTTTGGACAATGCTCTTAATTACTTAGATTTTGAAAATAAAAATCAAGTGCTTTCACCCATGACATTAAGCATGTTAAATAACGAAGGATATTTAGTATCTAATGTGGTATTCAATAAACCAATTCTTAAATCTCAAGATTCTCTAAAACTTTCATATAGTTCAAATACTCCAAACTTTGGTACTTTTACTGCTAAATTCGCATACTTTGATTTTGATCTAGATATTAATTTTGATTAAAACTATTTTGATAATTCTTATATAATAATTAAACAGGAATAAGTATGGGAATAGTTTTGTGTATGATCGTTAAAAACGAAAGCAGAGTCATTGAGCGATGCTTGGCTAGTACAGTGGGAATAATTGATGAATATTGTATAGTAGATACTGGATCGACCGATGGAACCCAAGAAATAATAATTAAATTTTTTAATGATCGCGGAATAAAGGGAAGAGTGATCGATCGAGAATGGAAGAACTTCGGCCATAATCGAACTGAGGCTCTTGATTTAGCTAGAGAATCTTCGTGCAATTGGATCTTAACTATAGACGCAGATATGGTCCTAATTAATGAGGGATTTAATAAATCTGAATTAGATACCAATTATTCTCATTACGAGGTGTTTCAACAAAATCCTGGAATTAAGTACACTAATATTCGCGTAATGAATTCTAAATATAGATGGAAATCAGTTGGAGTTACTCATGAATATTTAGCTGCGGATAATTGTAATGTAGGAGGAAAACTCTTAGAATCGATATTAATTAATGATATTGGAGATGGTGGAAGCAAGGAAGATAAGTTTGAACGTGACATCAAATTATTAACGCAGGGATTAATTGACGAGCCTAATAATGAAAGATATGTATTCTACTTAGCTCAATCCCATAAAGATACTCAGAATTTTGAAAAGGCAATCGAATTTTATAAGAGAAGAGTTTTAATGGGAGGATGGTATGAAGAAGTATGGTACAGTTACTATATGATTAGTAACTGCTATTCTCAATTAAATAAATTGGATGAAGCCGCAGAATGGGCAATTAAAGGACATGAATATCATT